CAGGGGTTTAGTGGCCGATAACACACTTTCGGTGGGCGCCGGCCCACGAAACCGCATGAGGCGCGGTGAACGTTCTAACCGGTCAGGCACAGGACAGTGCCGCAGGCTAATCGAGTGAAAAAGGCGATCGACATGGCTAATGACGCTCACGCTTAGCCGACAGGACCATGTGTTTACTGCACGACCTTACATCATACGTGGTGACTTCGTCCCTGACCCGCAGTCAAGCTTTGACGCTACGGCCGAGCTTCTGGCGCACCACCAGGGTTATTAATTAGAAGTGCGAGTGCGGTGACACCTCTGTTCATCTTGTTGGCGCATCAGTTTCAAGCACGCCCATAATCTCGTGTTCGGGGATATGCCCCCTCCCAGCGCTAAGCTTCCTACGCTGAAGAAGCCCCCGTCGCGACGGCGGGTTATCCAGTCGCCCGTGGCGACGTACGTGGATCAAATAAGGTATGGATAAAGGTAAAAGTAAAGACGTTTCTCATGCTCGCAAGCGCGGGCGCAAGAAAGATAAGAAAAAGAAACGTCGTACCAAGAACAAGCGCGCGGACCCAAAATCTCCGCCCGCACCTACCTCAGACAACCCGATCATCCAGGCTGTCCTAGATATGGGGTTCACTCCCCAAGATCTCCTGAATGATTTACTCGCGAAACAGCCAGCACGAATGGCTGCTCTAGACGACGAGCCAGGCACAGAGTTGCCTGCAGAAGTCATCATCCCTGATGACCTGCTTGCTGCCGTCCCCATTCACCCACCGATTGGCGCAGTTGATCTGCCGCCATTAGCCGACGTTTTAGATCGGCTCGGTAGGAACGATCCCGCCGCAGAAGTCCACCTGCCAGCGGTGGCCCCCGAGGAACCGGAAGGTCCCCTTGACGGTGCCAATTTGCCCCTGTACCATTATCCCTTTGACCCGACAGCCGAGCATTTGGGACTCCATATCGAGCACGGACCAACCCCGGACGGTGATGTCGAACTTCTCGAACGGCTGTTCCCAGAATTAAGACTTACCCTCCACGAGCACAGGCCGCCCACGGGTGACCTGCTCCCAGCTGCAGCCAGGTATGTCCATTGTGCCAGGCTTGCCGAACATGTCGGCGCCACCGACCACGTAGTCGTAGTGGGCGCACCGCCCGCTTTCTTCTCCCAAATGCCTGGGTACCACTGCTGTTGCCCCGACTACACTTCCCATTTCCAGATGGCATATACATATTGGGCTTCAGATGATGTCCCGACATGTGAGTGCGATTCCCCCGGGTCTTGCGAGAATTGCACCGGTAGTGCGTACCTGTTTTGTGATTGCGCCGCCTTTGAAGCCATCGACAAAATTCAGCAATTGTTACTTGAAGATGTCCCGCTGACAGGACACCTGCTAACGCACGGTATCGCCACCGATACGCCCGAAGTGCTGATAGCCATGCACAACCACATCGGCGTCCGTGGAGGCGCTTACACACCCCCAAAAGGGAAACCGCGTTACCAGTGGCGGCGCGTCTATGATCGGATAGAGTTCGATTGGCGAGATGGAGCGGGTGGTGTCAAGCAAGACACGCCCGATGACTCATGGCTCCATCAACCCGTACTACGCTGCGGTGCGTATGCCCTTTACTTTCAAACCATCTGGAATTGCAAGAGTGCTAGTATCAAACGCGTCTGTATCGGACGGCTGCCTCGAGCGGCTGCTAGCATCGCTGCATGTGCATACAACGATGACTACCACGGGGAAGTGGACGCAGCTCAGTTCGCTGGTGGCAGGACTCTCGACAATTTACTCCAAACGGGACCGTTGGCTCTTGCTACCAAGCCTATTGAACGAGCGTGGAGGTTTTATGGAGATTTCTACCTACGAATCAGGAAATCGAGTAAACAAGTCATCGTTCCGATCAGCGCCCTGCATGCAGTTCAAGCGTACGTTAGCATGCGAGAGCGCACCCCTCAGCTCTTTGCTGGTGCCGTCCAGACTGCAAAGAATGCATTACGAAGCACGAATCTCACACTCGAGGAGAGGGCCGATTCCTTACCCTACGTCGTTCAAAGCGGCTTCGTCAGCAACCTCGCTGCAGAGCGTTATGCTTTTAATGAGATCAGATGGAACGCCACCGACATGGCTGGACACTCGTACGAGCTCGCTAACATGTTTAACAGCCCCTTGTGGACACACGTCAAGTATGGGCTGTATTTGTTTGGCGGCATGTTCGCCGTTTATACTGGGTACAGAGTGTATGCCTGGGGAACTGGTTGGCGACCCACTTCCCTCAACACAATCATCCGCAGCTGCACAAGCAGCATCGTGCGCGGATTTTGGGCACTCTTCTGGTGGCGCGCCCCGGAACAGACCGACGCAGAACCAGCCGCTCCCGTTCTCAACGAGTGGCTCTGGAGCCGGAGTCTCACTAGCGTCCAGTACTTTGGGGAGAACGCCGCCGCCGTACGCCGATGGTTTTGGCTGCGCATGGATATGTCAATCCTCAAACTCCTCCACGAATACTACGCACGGTGCTGGCAATCATGGCGATACGTCAATATATGGGTCTCGCGCCTCGCCACACACTACTACCAAACCATCCCTGTCCATGTCTGGGCTACTGCCGCCCGTGCAGCACAAGTACAGACCAGTGCCAGTCTGTACGACACCCTACGAAGGTGGGACGAGAAACCCCTTCTGTCGTTTTGGGCCTCTATCATGCGCCTACCACGGCAACTCTGTTATGGCAGCCACTTCGCACGACCTAAGAACGCAGCTATCAAGCAGAAGGTCTGGTCCCTCTCCGTTCTTAGACTGCCTTTTCGCCCCAGCACCGGAGTGCTCATGCCCACTTGTCAGGCTCTCGTCGGGTACATGAACATTCTCGGTGTCGGAATTTATTGTGCTAGGCCGCACACTTTAACTTATCCCGACACCTGTTTCGGCCCTGAAAAATTTGACCCTGCCACAGTGAGACCGAGTGCCATCTTCAGGGCCGCCATGCGCGAGCCCGGACGCACGCCGACAGCACAATCGGCACCCGTCGCCGCTGATGACCAATGCACCCCCCAGCACGGGCCGACGTTATTTATGATTGGGTTCCACCCCCATTATCCGGCCGTATCGCGCACGTGTGCACACATGGAACAACGGGGCCTCATCTCACGAGCCATAGCCAACCGCCCTGATGCGCACCCCGGTTATTGGGAATCCGCGGATGCATTCTGTGAGAATATGGGCACACTCCCCTCAGGTTTGGTGAACCCAACCCCCTTCCATGTTTGGATTGAGCGGTTTGCTGGAGGTGAGCGCGCCGCCCTTGAACGAGGTAGGGACCTGCTTCATCACTCCCAGGTCAACATAGCTCGAGCCTGTAGACACAAGACGTTCATAAAGAAAGAGTGTGTCCCGAAGTTCGACAAATCAGGACTCCAGCCTTACCAGCCCCGAGTCATTCAAGGGTGCCACCCTGAGTTCACTGTCGCTACCGGGCCCTTCGCCCATGCCGCCTCCAAGAGTATGATGCACCATAAAGGCAGGGTCAGGTATGCCGCAGGATGGACGGCAGGCAAGCTCGACAGCTGGTTCGCGAAAGTACACAACAATTTAAGCTGCTACCCGCTAGCGTACATCAAGATCGACGCAGTTAGGCTGGATGCGTCTGTCCGTCCGGAATGTCGCAAGTTTCTCAACAGGGTGTACAAGCGGTGGGGCTTGAAGGGCGTGGGCCTCGCCCTATTGAAACAAAATGCCAGGAAATGCAGCGGCTGGACGAGGTGTGGACATTATTATGAAGTCGATGGCACGGTCGGTAGCGGAGAGACCGTCACTACGCTTGGAAACACCGTCGCGACCAAGACAGTCATCGACAGAGCTATAGTCGAAGCGATGTGTCTCGCCGAATGTGTGGTTGCCGGTGACGACGCCGCCGCAATTGTCCCGCTCCACCAGCTCGGCCGGCTTATCGTCGCTATAGAAAAACACTATGCCCTGGCCGGCTTTGAGCCCACTCTGGCCTATGGTACCGACCCACTCGATCTCGAGTTTTGCAGTGGCCGGTGGTGGCCATCCACAGGGCGGCAAGCACATGCTTTCGGACCGAAGCCGGGCAAGCTGTTGCGCAAGATAGGTTTTGCGACGGGCCCGGATAAGTGCAGCAAACCGCCGCGCCATGCTCGAGGTATAGCTATAGGTCTTAGAAACTTGTCCATGCACGTGCCGGTTATTAACGATTACCTTGGAACTATTCTTAGGCTCACGGAAGGGCACGTAGCTATCGCCCCCGCTGAAATGCGGCAGGTTGAAGGAGTGGGGGGCGTCCATGAAAGTGAGCTTGTTGCCGACGCTTTTAGATACGTTTATGATATAGACCCGGCTGAGCTCCAGGACCTTCGACAACAGATCCGCCGGGTCGACCGACTCCCCACAGTGATCACCAGCCGCGTTTTCGACAAGTTGGTCATCGCCGATTCACCGGCAAAAGGGGACCCGGTGGAAGCCCGCGTCGCTATGGCTTCCCTGTTGAAAACCTGCCTACCGCGCGGCGATTGCCGGTTCACCGTTCTCTACTCGCCCTTGTTTGAAGAAACTTGCCGACTGGCCGCCCCTATTGCAGTTACAGCGGTCATCATAGCCGCAGAGGGCGGGTGCCATGCCGCGCGTGGTTCTCTCCACACCTACATAGGTGCGTTCTTCATACATGTTCTTTGCGCCAGCCTGATTTCCGCTTCGCCGCTATTCTTTCCCTTCAGCTTGGGACTTCACGTTGGATGGAACGCCCTCGCCACTGGCCAGCCTGCCCCATCCGGCAGGCCCATGAAACCCCTTTGTAGCGGTAGGGTTTCGGCGTGTTTATCTAGACACGTCTCATGTCCGCTTCAGCTGTGCGCAGGTCCGAGCAACTCCTCAACAGACAAGTCGGGGCGGGGAACATCACGCAAGGAGGGAGAGATTGGCTTATCCAGGCCATCGACCCATTCCACGATCTCTCGATCGCCCCAGCCGGCTACCCCGACACCGACCTCACGCCATGCGTCGTACAGTTCGTCAAAAGCACAGCTATTTTGTCGTGCCCAGGAACAATCACCACGGGGACATGGGACGCCCACATCATCATGCTCCCACACCCGTGCGGCGTGCCGTACGTGTCCCAGCCGGCGGTGCAAGGCAACATCATCCCAACAGGAGCGTCCGCGCTCGCAACGTACGGAGGGGTCACGGCGTGGGTGGCCCCCACCGGGACGGCCACCGGACCGATGCTCGCCCCGTACGCAACCCCAACAACAATCACCCTGGCCGAAACATACTTCACCGGAGCGTCACGCGTCGTCGCAGCCGGGTTCGAAGTCGTCAACACGACTTCAGACCTGAACCGGCAAGGCCAGGTCATCGTGTACCGCGCCCCCGTAACTTCGCAATCGGGCGCGACGTACACGTACGCTTACGACCGGGCGGCCTTCGAAAAAGAACGAAGCGCACGGTCATCATCACAGACGTACGTAGATAGCGGCACTGCTACGTTTATCGACTTCCCGCCGCCTCCTAGCACTCCTGCTGCTGCCATGCTCCTCTACGGTTCCAGGCAGTGGCACGCCGGCGAAGGTAATTATTCTGTAGCCACATTCAACAATGAGAATAATCCCGCCTGCGGCGACGAGTTCATCAACCCGATCTTCCAGACCGGCCCGTTGTCGGGCACGCGCACAGCCGTGTATCCGTCAACCACCTTGTATACTGACCCCGGCGGTAGCATAATTCCCGCTCCGCCACCCATGTACATCGCACCAATGAACATGTCCGGGGCATACTACACCGGTCTTTCCCTCCAGACTACGCTAGCGATCACTGTGCACTGGTATGTCGAGGTGTTTCCAGACATCTCCAGCCCGTTGGTGACGCTAGCCAGACCCTCACCCAGCTACGATCCTGCTGCACTATCATTGTACAGCATGCTCCTCGCCGACCTGCCGGTCGGCGTCATGGTCAAGGACAACGGCCTAGGCGACTGGTTCGCTAGTGCCGTCTCGAAAGTAGCTTCAGTTGCATCCCCCATACTGCGCATGATTCCGCATCCCCTAGCGCAGGCGGGAGCTATGGCTGCTGATGCAGCCGGAGGCATTGCCACCAGTTTCATTACTGGCAGCGATTTGCCTAAGAACCGCTTGAGCAAGTCTCGTGGTCAGCTACAACATGCAACTGTCGACAACTCCGACCTAGATGCGATAGCAGTCCGACAAAGCCGTAAGAACGCGCAAGCCCTTGGCCGCATCGAACGCCAAATTAAGGGTAGGCGCCGGAAACGCTAGTCGGAACCTGGAGCAGTACCACGTCACGGTTAGGCTGCCGCCCACCCCCGGCCGCGGCTGGGCCAATGATCCGTGACGCGTCGGGCTCTACGACCCCGCTCAGTACAGTACGTTCCCAATCGACGGACGATTGGTATGGGCTAAGACGCCGCCCAGAGATTCTGCCTGTGGCCCCCTACAATCCACAAGCACGCGCTGCGCCGACATCGAAGGCGCCTTGAACCGGATGTACCTGACCCACGACAAGGCTGCCGAAACCATGCATCGGTACGAGGCCG